AGGACATTCTTTTAGTTGGAGATTGTCTGCCAAAAATGCATCTGAACAGTTGGCAATTCAAAAGGTTATTTTCTATTTAAAGGCAATGTCATTACCTGCCAATAATTGGGGTGGTGCAGAGGATTTTGAATTCTTTAAACAGACTTTGGAAGGAATGTCAATGTCGGCAGATGAAGGTGTCAAAATTCCAAAATTACCATCCGACGCAACTGCAGAATCCACAGGTGGTGGCAGATTAACAATTCCACCAACAGTTGCAATAAGGTTTTTAGATGGTGATAATGAAAATGAATCTTTATTTAAGATTAAGGATTCATTCATCACAAACGTTGAAGTTAATTATACATCTTCTGGTACTTGGACACCTCATGTAGACGGTTCACCTATGGAAGTTCAAATTAATATAACACTTAAAGAAGTGAAAATGATTACACGTAAAGATGTTTTAGCAGGATATTAAGATGAAAAAATACGGAGATCTATTACCAAAACTAGAATATAATGGTGTTACTATTACAGACATAACACATAGATTTGTCATGTCGAAAGGTATAGAAAAATATAAAGGTTTATATTTTAAAACCACTATTAAGCAACACCAAACACCAGAAGTTGTATCTCATGTATTATATGGAACAACAGATTATTGGTGGGTAATATGTGCCATTAATAATGTGATGGATCCTTTTTACGATTGGGTTATGCTTGAAAGTGAAGTTTATGTATATGCAGAAAAGATTTATGATGATATTAATGATATACATCATTGGGAAGATGAAGACTATAATATGTTTGATTCTAATAATGCAGAAGAAACTTTAGAACCTATTACTAATATAGAATGGGAAATATATAAAAACGATAAAAAATTGAGAATTAATACAATTAAACCAAAACATATAGAACGTCTTGCACGTGAATTCCAATCACTAACAAAAACTGTAAAACAACAATACCAAGAAGGGTAGATAGATGTCAGATTTAATTAATACGAAACAGGCGTCAGAATGGAACGTTTCTATTGTTACTATGAATGGTGAAGAAGTTTCATTAACACCTTTAGTTCAACAAGTATCTATTTATGAATCTGTATATAATAATTGTATGTTTGGACATATTATATTCTCTGATAATGTTGGTACAATTGAAACACTTGGTTTAGTAGGTACTGGTGAAGAGAAGATAAAAATATTTATCGAAACACCAAATTACATGACTGATATGGATACAACTGATTTTGAAAAAACATTTGTATTAAATTCATTATCAAATGTTAAACGTCATCAAGACGGAACTGGTAGAATGACTTTTAAAATTGGTTTTGTATCACCATTCTTAATTAAGAATAATAATACCAAAATTAGTCGGTCATTTAACTCAATGTCAAGTGATGAAATTGTTGATTATATTGCGGCTGAAGTTATGGAATTTGGTGTTGATGGTGATACAACATTAATATCAAATACACCTACCAAACGAACTAAAAATATTGTAATTCCAAATTGGAGACCTTTTGAGGTATTAAACTTTCTTGCTAAAAATTCAGTTTCTGTAGACGGTGATTCTGATTATATATTTTATGAAAATAACGAAGGGTTTCACTTTACAACAATTGAAGCATTAAAGAATAAACCTATTACTAGAACGATAACGGTGTCTGAAGTCAATACAGATTTATTTGGTGCCGAAGGTGGTGGTACATTATCAGGAAATAATGCAGTGAAATATGAAGAAACAGAGAGGTTTGATTTCTCAAAAAACATATCAAAAGGTATGTATGGTTCTAAAATAAACACTCATAACATTTTAACAAAACAATATGAAACTTATGAAATTGTAAATGAACCATTAGATGTTGTGTTGGGTGATGTTGGTTTTGGTGATGTTTATAGAAAAGAACAAATACCTAACGCACACGTTGGTTTTATGACTTCTGATTATATTTACAATATGCACAGTAAGGAAGAACGTTCACACTATGCACTTTACGATATGAAGATGACAAGTTTTAGGTCTAATATTATTAAGTTTGATATTGCAGGTGATAGTAATATTTATGCAGGTGATGTTATTGAGTTGTTAATACCATCAACAACTGGTGAATCGCAAGAAATGGATAAATATATGAGTGGTTCTTTTCTAGTATCTGCAATACATCATAAACTTAGTAATGCAGAATACGTAATGACTTTAGAATGTACTAAAGATGGTTTTGATTTTGATGTAGAAGAACCAATTATATCAGCGAGAGGATAATATTATGCAATTTATGGGTTTTGATGGGTTTGTTTGGTTTACTGGTGTTGTAGAAGAGCGGAACGACCCTATGCGTCTTGGTCGGGTACAAGTTAGAATTTTTGGTTTACATACTGCAAAGAAAGTAAAAGGTAAAACTGAAGGAATACCAACTGAAGATTTACCGTGGGCTTATCCAATGCAACCAATAACTTCTGCCGCCATGAATGGTATTGGTACAACACCATTAGGACCTGTTGAAGGAACGCACGTTGTTGGTTTTTTCAGGGATGGTTCTAATGCACAAGATCCTGTTATAATGGGAACATTAGGTGGTTTTCCAATGGAAGGTTCTGGTGAAGCAGGTTTTAATGATCCTAATAAATTTTACCCTAAAACAGATGAAGTAATACCAGATAAAGATTATCTAAAAGAACCAGATACCAATAGACGTGCAGTAGGTGATTTTGAAGATCCAGTAAGTGGTGATTTATGGTTTAGTAAAGATACTGCATTAACAGATAAAGAAGTAAATGAAGATATTGGTGAACGTGTATTTGATAAAAAGGTATTAATTGCAGATGGTACTAATTCTGGCATAAACAGTGAATGGGACGAGCCAGAAGATCCATACAAAGCACAATACCCATTTAACCACGTAAGAGAAAGTGAAAGTGGACATGTTGAAGAATGGGATGATACACCAGAAGCAGAAAGGTTAATGAAGAAACATAAGTCAGGAACGTTTGAAGAAATCCACCCTGACGGTCAAAAAGTAACAAAGGTTGTTGCCGATAATTACCATATTGTTATGGGAGATGAGTTTATACACATTACAAAGGATGAGGATGATTTTGGTGGTGATTTATATGTTACCGTTGAAGGTTCTGCACACTTTAAAGTAAAGGATGATTGGAATGTGGAAGTAGGTGGTGACGTTAATATAAACGTTGGTGGTAATTGGAATGAGGAAATATTTGGTAATAAGACAGTAAACATTGTAGAGAATTATACAAGTGAATCGTTTGCAACAACAAAGATTGTTGGTAACCCTATTCACTTAAATCCATAACAGGAGTTTCAAATGGGCGTTCTAGACGGAATAATTGATAATGTAACCAATACAATAGGTGATGTTGTGGATGCAACATCGTCTGAAAAAAGTTTAACGCCTGGTTTCGATATAAACACACCAGATAGTGGTTATTTTACAGGCGTTGAAGATGCAATGACATCATTGGGAGGTGAATTAAAGTCACCTGCCTTCGCAAAAGTAGATGAAATGAAAAACGCATCAACTTCATTAAACGTTACAGATAACTTAGATAAATATACTTTAGAGCAAGCCTTTGGTCAATCTAATGCTAATGATATGTGGGATACATTAACAGAAGTACAAAGTCTATCTGACGCTTTTGATGAGTGTGGTAATTATGCCCAAGATGCACTATCTTCTGCAACTACTGATTATATTAAGAACACTGGTATCCAAGAAGCCGGTAGAGAGTTAGCCAAAAAGTTAGGTCAAGGTTCAGATATGGTTGATTGTGTATCTGGTTTTGCGACCTTATTCGATTCTGCAGGTGTTATGGACGATGCAATGGGATTGGGTGATTTACCACAAATACAATCTCGAATGCAAAGTGTTATACGTGATGCAACAGATCCAAGTAAACTGTCTAATATGCTAATTAACTTAGATGTTGTTAGTGGGTTACTTGATGATTTTAATGGTATGTGTACGGGCATGAAAGATGCATTTAATAAATTAATACAATCAGATCTTTCTGCTATTAATGCATCGTTGAACAAATTAGCACAGTGGGCAGCCTTTGCAAAGATTGCCAATGCAGATCCTTGTGCTCTTGTAAATAATAATAAAATGCTTTCACATATATCTGCTCCAGTGATGGATGATATTGTTAAATTATTTAACAAAGCAACTGGTGGTAGTGCCGGACCAGAAGCCCCTATTATTCCTCTAGGTAATATTTTAGATGGATCTGCTTTACCATCATTACCAACTTTCAACCAAGCACCAGGCTTAGGTTTAGAATCATTCTCAACATATTTTTCAAGTATTTCAGCTGGGGCCGAAGATGTTGTTGAAGGTATTGCCCCTATGTTTAATTCTGCTGGTGTGTTTTTAGGTAATAGTTTAGGTGAAATGGGAGCGAGTGTATCATCACTACTAGAAAATAAAGGTGCAGTAGAATTTGATTCTATCTTAAAAGGTAGTAACTTAACAGAGGTTGTTGAAACTACTTTAGATGATATGGCATTTGACGAACTTAATTTCGATATAGAAGAATTAACATCTAGTGCAAGTGAATTAACAGATATGGCATTTGACGAAATTGCTTTAGATACACCAACCATAATCGCAACAAAATCTAAAGTAGTTTCAACATTATCACCAAAAATGGCGGCCGCAGTATCAACATTAAGTAAACCATCATCAGGTTCGGGTGCCGATAGTGCAACTCCAATTCCTGCTCAACCAAAACCCCATTCAGTATCAAAATCTATTAATAGAAGTGTAGGTAAAGAAAGTGTATATGAGCCTAGTCCATTTACTGCCGCTTTAGAGGGGTTTAAACAGACTGCAGAAGATGTTGCAGATGAGTGGAGTGAGAAATTTGAAGGAATATCAGATTCATTATTAGACAATTCCCCTTGGCCAACTGACATGAAAAGTAATTTCGATTCGCAAAATGTAAAGAAAGAAAAGACTAAAACTTGTAGTTGTGTGGGTGCTTCAGCCGCGGGTGGTTCTGGTACACCACAACAAGTATGTGCATCTAGAGGGGGTTCATGGAAATGTGTTAGTGTTAAAAAAGATAAAACAGTTAGTGGTAATACATATAACCATAAAAAGAACGTTGAGTTATCGACCACATTACCATCAAGTACACCATTTGATGTAAGTACCATAGGAGTGTAATATGCCAGGAGCAGTAAGGTTAAATGATGTTTGTACAGGTCATGGTTGTTATGGTAGTCGTGGAAACATTTCTGCTTCACCTAATGTGTTTGTAAATAGTCGTGGAGCACATAGAGTAGGTGATTCTTGGGATAGCCACGGTTGTGCTGTTTGTCCTGACCACGGTGGTTCTCAGGCTTCTGGTTCACCTAATGTGTTTGTAAATGGAATGCCACTTGCAAGGATTGGTGATTCTATTGATTGTGGTAGTACGAATTCATCGGGTTCGGGCGATGTTATTGTAAATTAATTTACTTAATTATAAATATAGTATATTAGGCAGGAAGTAATTTTATGAAACCTTTACGTAGGGAAATAGTCAGGAAGTATAAAGATATTGATTTAGATATGATTGTACATCCACATACAAATGACATTGTTGGAAGATATGATGATGATGCATTGACTGGATCTATTATTAATATTATTAGAACACGTAAAGGTGAAAGGGTTTTCAACCCAGACTTTGGTTCTAATGTGTATAATTCATTGTTTGAACCATTTTCATCTACAACTAGAATTAGGTTAGAAAAACAAATTGAAAATGCTATTGTACAACATGAGCCAAGAATAACATTAAATAATGTAGAAATTAAAGCAGAAGAAGAAAGGAATGCATACCACGTTACGATTGCATATACACCAGTCACAACTGGTATTATGTTAGAAATTGAATTCTTCTTAAATAGATTAAGGTAATTACTATGAACGACACTAAACAATTAAATATTTCAGATTTAGAGTTTGATAAAATTAAAGGTAATATACGTGATTTCCTAAAGGGTCAGGACGACTTTACTGACTATGACTTTGAAGGTTCTGGTATGAGTGTTATGCTAGATGTTATGGCATACACAACTCATTATATGGGTTTCCATACTAATATGGCAATCAATGAATCTTTCTTAGACACGGCAACACTGAGAAATTCAGTTGTTTCTCATGCGAAGGCATTAGGTTATGTACCCAAATCTGTTACTGCCGCCGAAGCAATTATAAAACTAACATTTAACACAGATGGTTATAACCCATCGGTAATTACTATTGAAGCAGGTACTTCGTTTGTATCGACAATTAATGGTAAGACACTAAATTTCATTAGTAAAGAAAATGTTAATGTTTTCCCTGATGAAGCTGGTGATTTTTATACAGAAATACGTGTTCATCAAGGTAAATTGATGACTGTTGATTTTGGTACATATGGAGATAACACAACCAAACAATTTATTATTAAGGATAAAAGTTGCGATAGGGACACTATTACAATGGATGGTGGTTGGTATAATGACCAAAACTTGTCATCATTAACACCCACATCACAAACATTTTTTATACAAGAGGGTTTAGATGGTGTAACAGAGATTTATTTCGGTAATGGTATTTTTGGTAAAATTCCAAATGATAGTGAAAATATTTCAGTTAAATACTTATCTACTGTTGGGTCCGAAGGTAACTATACATCATCGTTATACGATCAAGTATTTTCATTAGATACTACTATTGCAGGTGTGTATGATGAAAACAGGGTTATAATTGAAACTGTAAATATTTCATCTTTAGGTTCTAATGAAGAAAGTACAGAAACTATTAAAATGACGGCTCCACGTGCATATGAAAGACAGGACAGAGCAGTAACAGCAGAAGATTATAAAACTATTCTTATTGAGAAATACCCTAACATTGATTCTATTTCAGTATGGGGTGGTGAAGATAACGATCCACCACAATATGGTGCTGTGTTTATTTCAATCAAACCAAAACACGGACTTGAGTTGTCCCCAATTACTAAAGATAAACTTACTAAAGATATTCTTTCTAAGTATAATATGTTGGCAATTAATCCAATTATTGTTGCACCTGAATACACATATTTAGATATTGAAACTACAGTTAAATACAACCCATTAAATACATCTAAATCATCTGCATCTATTCAGAGTAAAATTATTGATGATATTAAATTATTTATTGAAAGTGAAATATCACAATTTAAAGTTACATTACGTTATTCACAATTAATGAATACTATTGATTCTTCAGATCCATCTATTAGTAATAACCTTACAACTGTTAAGATGTATAAGAAGTTTTATATTCAGGCATCTAATACGACAGGTAACTACATATTTAAGTTTAATAATTCTTTTAAGCCAGGTACTGCAGTATCCTCTGTATTTGGTAGTACATTAAATTCTACTCAATTTGCTTTACTTGATGATGGACAAGGTAATATATTACTTTATGATATTGTTTCTGAAAATTTCTTAAACACTACACAAGGTACTATTGATTATGATAAGGGTATTATTGAGTTAATTGGTTTTAATCCAACGGTTGATAATAATACAGTTATTAGTTTATATGGTACACCACAAAGTAACGATATTATAGCACAACGTGATAACCTACTTGTACTAAATAATAGTAAAGTAACAATGGTTTCACTACAAGAATAATTCTGGTAAAACAATATGTCAAACGAAAAATTTTCACATAATCCAGCGAAGTTTTTATCAATTTTCGTTGACCGTATGGTGCCGGATTATGTCCGTGAAGACCACCCAATGTTTATCACATTCATGCAAAAGTATTTTGAATACTTGGAGCGTGAAACAAGTGTAAATGGTGAATTAGGTGAATATACTCAAATAACAGACCTTATTGAAAATGTAGATATTGACCATGCTTTGGATCAATTTATTCCAGAGTTTGAAAAACAATACTTATCAAGTACACCTACAACTGCTATTGACCCAACAGTTCCGACAACTGATAAAGCATTTCTTACTAAAAATATTCAACCAACATATAGACAAAAGGGTACTGAGTCTGCATTAGACTTTATGTTTAGACGTGACTTTAATACAGAGGTTAAAGTCGCATATCCTAAAGAGTTTATGTGGAAGGCGTCTGGTTCAGATTGGTACGAACCACAATGGATAAATGTTGATGGTACTGCAACTAACACAAAGAAATTTTATAATAAAAAGATCATAGGTCAAACATCAGGTGCAACAGCGTTTGTTGACATTGATGAAGGTATTTCTATTTCAGATTCCACAAAGTTACTATTAACAGAAGTTGATGGTTCTTTTATTCAAGGTGAAGAAATTCATGAAGATGTAGGTACATCTGGTAATGCACCAACTACTGCATTTATTACATCAGAAGGAATACGTTCTGATGGTGAGTGTTCTGTTAATGGTGGTAAATGGACAGATCAGTGGATTAATATTACTGGTCCACGACATGAAGTTAAACACGCAACAAATAATACTATTGTTGGTGAAACTTCTGGTGCAACTGCCCACGTTGATGTGATGAATGTAAATTGGACTAGATTTAATATATCAGAAGTTCAAGGTGAATTTATTGAAGGTGAAAGAGTATATAATACATCTGCATTGAATTATAACCCCGACCCAGAAGGTAATCCATCATGGCTGCCAACTGAAAGTTTTTGTTCATCAAATAATGAGTGGCCATTAGGTACATTTCTAACTGAAAGAGAATGTACTAATGCCATGCATCCAGAAGCAGATGATCCAACTTCTGTTCATTATGGTGAATCGTCACATTTATTTTGGTTTCCTTTCCTTACTGTAACTAAAGGGGTACAAACTGTTGAAAATAGTTTTTTAGAAGTAGGAACAACACAACCAACTACACGTGAAGAATGTTTAAATTTATTAGATCAACCAAACGTAGACACTGCAGTTTGGGTGCCTAATGGTAGTTGGTTAGACTCTTCAGCGTTCTTATCTTCAGACCGTAAGTTACAGGATAATGAATATTACCAAGATTATTCATATGTAATTAAGTCAGACGTTCCTATTCAATCTTACCGTGAAGTATTAAAGAAATTAGTTCACCCAGTAGGACTTAAATTATTTGCTGAATTTGCATTCCAATCGTCAGTAGATATGACGGTTGAAATTCCAACGGATTATGTTAAGTTACAAATTTTCTTATTCTCTTATCTTGATGTTGCAATGGATATATGGGATAATGAATCGGAACAGCATGGTACACTTGGACACGCACATGAAGGATTTGGTGTTTATTTAGATAAAGGTTTTGAAGAATATGTAATCGAAATGATGTCTGCCTTAGAAGCCAGTGGACAATTAATTCCAGCAGAAGATTGGGATAAACCTTCAGATCACTTATCAGTAAACCTTGAGATTGATGGTGGTATTATTGGTACAACAGTTAGGGAGAAATTGTACACAGTTTCTTGGATGAATGATGATATCCAAAACCAATTGATTGCATTCCCAGAAACTACAATGCTCGAGTTTACTAAACAACTTAAAGTATTACCTATTGATGAATTCCCACCTGCAACACAGGAATTAGAGATTGTAGATAGTTTAGATTCAACTACAGATGGTCGAATGATTAGTTGTGACCTTTGGGAACTTGGTGTATTTAAATCAATGCGTAAGGTATTGGAGTTTATTGACTCTTTCATGCCAGAGGCAGAATATGCACCTGAAAAATCATATGCTTATTTTGAAGCAAATAGAGAATCTGGAAGAATACAAAACATTTATGGTAAAACAAATGATGTAATTGATTCAGTACATATTGGTGCATTTGATGAAGAAGTTGGTAATAGAATTCACTCACACGGTAGAGAAGATGGTTTCGCTCCGTTAGTAGAAACTGTAATTACAAAAGGTTTAGAACTACCTGTTATGGATGTTGGTGCATCTGCATTCCACGTACATTATTTTAATGGTGAAGAAATTAAAAACTTTACAAGACATGGAAAACCAGTAACTGCTCGTGGTATGAACCACAACGAGGCAAGAAGACTAATTGACAGAGATTACTTTGAAATTCCTCATATGCACGGTGCTAACCTTGTATGTGGTGGTATTATGACTCCGCCTTTATGGGGTGACTGGGTAGATTCACAACAAGACCCACGTTATAATGGTATGGGAGAATGTTTTAATTCTCAATACGATAATCCTACAGATTGTATTTCGTCATACGGTGGAAACCCTATGTTCTGGATGCCTCCTATGTGTTCTAATATGAGTAATATGGATCAATCTGTTTGTGAAGATATGGGCGATACTTGGGTGGCAAATCCACCTTCTGCTTGTTCGGACGGAACATCACCTGACCATATGCAATGTGAGGCTGCTGGTGGAACTTGGACTTGGGAAACACCTAGTTATTGTACTTCATCTGAAGCGTCGTGTAATGCAGTTGGCCATTCATGGGGTTACTTCACATTAGAATCGTTACCTCCAATGAAAGGACACGTTTCATATTTCGTTAAAGGTGAATTAGTAGACAGACAACGTGGACGATTTGCCGACCCACTTACACGTGAACAAGCAAGACAACTTATTGACGGTGATGTTGCTTCGGTTACTCTTTATGATAATGTTGGTTATTTAGACGATGAAGGTCACGTATTTACAGACGAACAAGATATTACTATTGGTGGTACTATTACTAACATTCGTGGTGAAATTACAAGTGGTCACTATCACGAATATGAAGTAACTTACGACCCCGATTGGAAAGAACACACAGATTGGCAGAACAATCCACTAACACACGGTTTTGTTTACACACCAATAACTACTTGGTTATGTTTTAACTATGACCCATCATTACCAGTAGATCCTACTGTTATGGGTGGTATGGATTTCTTAGGAAACCCTTGGCCACAGAACGTATTTATGGATGTGCCTGATTCTTATGTTGGTGGTTTCTTAATGAACCCAGATATTACATTACAACATAATCAAGTTTGGCCAGAGGTTTTAAATCCTAATGTGGACTTTGTTGAAATATATTCATCAAATCATATTGCTCAAGTGCCTGGAGTTGGTGCAACTGGTGATTTAATTGGTGTTGATTCTTTAGGTACTGATACTGATATTGTGGTTGTAGAAGCATTTCCTTCTTCAGTACAAACAGACACGGTTGCTATTGTTGACCAATCTGGTATCATTAAGTTAATGAATGAGAATGATGGTACTAAGACTACCTTTATGGATCTTACTTCATTGCAACATACTATTGGTTTAGGTCCGTTTGCGAACTATGACGAACGTGGTGTTCTTGGTTTATGTTTCCACCCTCAATTTGATACAAATGGTAAATTTTACGTTTATTACATGACTGAACAAGGTGGTGGTACAGGCGCTTGGGGCTTCCCATTATCGACTACTGTTATATCAGAGTTTGTTACTGATGCAGATAAACTTACTTGTACAGATTTATCTACTGAAAGAAACTTATTTACTATTCCACAACCAGACTTTAATCATAATGGTGGTGAACTAGTATTCGGACCAGACGGTATGTTGTATATCGGACTTGGTGATGGTGGTTCTGCAGGTGATACTTCTTCAATGGAAGGTCATGGTGGACACGGTGTTTATGGTAATGCACAAAACCCTACAAATTTATTAGGTACTATTTTAAGAGTAGATGTTACAGAAGATACTGTTAATAGTATGCCGTACACTATTCCTTCTGATAACCCATTTATCAATTCAATTTATAAAGAAGGTCAACCAGAAGCAACTTCATTTAGACCTGAAATTTATGCTTATGGATTTAGAAATCCGTGGAGATTCTCATTTGCTCAAGATGGCAAGTTGTGGTGTGCTGATGTTGGACAAGACAAGTTTGAAGAAATCAACATTGTAGAAGCAGGTGGAAACTACGGTTGGAGAGTAATGGAAGCATACCACGAGTATGAAGAAGACCAAACAATCATCGACCAAATTGCCATTGATTTAGGACACACAAATACATTTGATTACTTAACAAGTTTAAAAGAACCTATTCACGAATATTCACACGGAACTGGTATATCTATATTGGGTGGATTTGTTTATAAAGGGTCTATTACAGAATTACAAGGTAAATACATATTTGGTGATTGGTCAACCACTTGGACAGGTACAAGTGGTCATTTATACACATTAAGTGAAAATTTTGATGGGAACTCTGCCCACTTTAATGTTCTACCGAATGCAATAAATGGGTCAACACATAGTCATACGGTTGACTTGACAGGAGCACACGTACAGTTTCTTAAAGATAACCCAGGCAGTCCTGTTGTACAAATACAATCAGATACAGTTCATTCAGAATTCTACCTCCATACATTTACTATTATTTGGAGTTCTGAAAATCAAGAGTTTGTTTTAATTGGTCAAACTAATCCTGAAGGACATGATGTATTAGAATTTGTAGAGTATGGAACTGATTTAACATATGACAGAACACCACTATCTATTTGGGATCCGACTACTGAAATTGTTGATTTAACAACAATGGGCGAGTCTATTCTTACTATGGGTGAGACTAATGATGGTGAAATTATATTTACTACTAGAACTGGTATTGATACTTTCCAAGGTTCTGGTGTAGGTAATACATCAATGTATAAAATTACAGATTCTTATAATTCTGAAGATATACCTACTGCAAATAACCAGATACCTTCAACAGAAACTGCTCATATACACGGTTACGAAGTAACGTATGACGAGGAGAATTTATTCCAGGCAGTTGAAGTTTCAGATATTGAAATGCAAAACTATGATGCATTCTGGCCAATTTGGTCTTGGAATGATCCTGCATCACATATTCATCCAGTAAACAGTGCTTGGAGTGGTGAAACAGATACACAAACATTACTTGGTTCTTCTGCAGGTTGGTATTATAATGAAGACGAAGAACAGTGGATGCCATATGATATTGGTGCAGATACGCCTTGGGCACCACCAGTAGAAGAGGATACTTCATATACGTACATTGAAACTGCTCCATCTGTTGCTATTTTAGGTGCTAACGAGTATGGTGAAAATACACATATACATTACTTCGACTCGTCTGTATTAGATACTTATGGTACAAACCAAGGACGTCTATCAACACCATTAACTAGATTGCAGGCAGAAGAACTTGCAAACGGTGTTGTTAATGAAGTTACTATTTATTCATCAATTAGTGATAGTGGTTCGCATTTACATTACCACGAGTTTAAGGTTTTATGGAATCCTGCAACACAACAATTCCTTGCACAAGAGGTTGGTGAGTATAGGGATCTTATGGGGACTGGTGAATGGACTATAATTTTAGATGAACAAAAGAACCACGAACACACATTAACTGTAAATGGTATCACTACTAACCTTGGTTGGAATGGTACTCCGTTATTTACAGCACCTGATGTTACACTAGGTCTTGCCCACGATTGGGATAACCTTGAAGGTAATAAACCAGATCATTTACATTCATTTAACGGTACAGATCTAGATACTATTGGTGTTAATGCAGGACGTATTTCTGAAGCACTGACAGATGAGCAAACAACAGACTTAATTAATGGTGATGTTGAATCGGTTATGTTATATTCTTCAATTGCGAACGGTGATCATTATCATGGTATTAGAGTTACATATGATGATGTTGGTTTAGCATTTATTGCCGAAGATGTTGAACAGTGGGTATCAGAAGATGGTGCTCAATTTCAATCATTAACACCTAGAACACACGCACATACTACAGAAATATCGAATCAATTATCTATTAATGGTTTTAACCAAGAACTGAATAGTAACGATTTACCTGTATTTGCTTCGCCTGGTTACCCATACCCTGGCGGTACACACCCTCATTTCCACAACGGAACTGTTGTTGGACCATTCGCTTGGAATAATGAAATTGATTATGCCGACGGTTTAAGTGTTCAAAACGCAATGGACTTGATTAATGGTGTTGTAGAAGAAGTTATTATTTACGATTCTATTGAGGGTGCTCACTTCCACGACTATACAGTTAAGTATGATGATGTTGAAAATAAATTCTATTGTACTAATTCAATAACTTGGATTCGTGGTGGTATTGAAGATATTACACAAGATCCATTAAAATATTACGTATCTGTTGTACTAAACGTATCAGAAGGACTTCATTGGCATAACTTGACTATTGAATGGAATCCAAACGACGAAACATTGCCTCAACAAACTGGCGGTGCTGTTTATGTGACTAGAGTTGTAACGACTCCAGAAGTATTAACGTCAGACCCACAAACGTCTATTGATACTAGTTCTACCGAGTTGAATCCAATCGTAGAGACTCTTACTGATACACCAAATGTAGGAGACACCACTGAAATTACTAAGTTCTTAGATAACGTAACTACAACAACTACTGTTACTACAACGGTTGTTACTACTGTTACTACTGAAACTTACTATTCAGATGGTACTATGGAAACTGTTGTTGGTAACCCACAGACTACTACTGAACAAGATACTTCTTCTACAACAGAACAAGTTGAAGATATGGCAGAACGTCAAACTAGAATTAATGGTATATTACAATCAAACAATGCCCCTATAATTTGGATTCAAGGAACGTTTATTGACGGTGAAGGTACACATGACCACTTATTATACACAGGTTGTACTTTGGATACGGTTGGTCCATTCTCAGGTAGAATGTGTGAACCTATTACTGTTGGACAGGCAAATGAGTTGATTAATGCACAAGATGTGAATTATGGAATTATTTTCTACGATTCACCAAATGGTGCGGATAGTCACTATCACGGATATACAATTAAGTTTAATCCATACATAGGAACAGATGGTGAGTTTGTAGTTGAACCATTAAACCAATATGACCAAATACCAGGCACAGGAACTACTATACATAAGTTCTTATTGACTGGTGGTTTCCATGACCATGACTATTGGTTGAGTGTTGCAGAATACACACAACTTGTTACTGGATCTAACATAACGACTCAACAAAGGGATACAATTCACGCACATTTATATACACACGACGTTACAATTGGTTATTCTGGTGGTCAATATAATTTATTAAATCAAACTAATAACCTTGATGGTCATAACTTGATTTCATATGTTGGTTCATTAGCTAGTGGTGGACAATGGTCAATTAGTACACAAGGTTCTGGTCTTGGTGACCATATTCATACAACTATTGTTGATGAAACAAACGTGTGGCCAACAAGTATTTAATAGGTGGTTTTATTATAAATAAGTCGTATAAATAGTTTCAGTTTTATAAGAAACATTAAATAAATTAAGATTAATTTTTAGGAGTAAAGAAAATGGGTGCTATTGTAACCAGTAAATTCAGAACACAAAACTTGATGGTGTTCATTGACCAGTTCAAAACTACTGGTAATGTAGCCACAGATAATTACTTATACCTTGGATTTGGACGTTCAAATGCTTGGGCAGATGATGCTCAAGGTAATGACGAATCTTCAGGTCAATTCACACTACCCGATCCATTAGATGAAGATGAACATCAGTATTGGTTGGATATTGTTGGTGCAAAGCGTATTCAGAATGATGATATTTCGCCTGTACTTCCACGTGTAGACTGGAGTGTTGGCGATACACTTGCGTTTGATGGTGATGTTGCCAATGGTATTACTGGTATTGATGAGCCTGGTCGTTCTTTCGTATCAAAAACAGGTTCACACTCAACAGTAATGAATTCAAATTACCTTATTTACCAATGTGTTGGTGAGCCTTCTACTGGTAAATGTTATATTGGTGGTGTTTATGATAGTGGTACTGCATCTTCTCGTGCTGTTTGTGAAGCAACTACTGGTGGTCTTTGGTTACCTACTGGTGCTTCTGAGGAACCTACTGGACATAACAATGGTGCAGATATTTCAACTTCAGATGGTTACGTTTGGAAATATCTATACACTTTAGAATTAAATGACATTATTAACTCAACTACAAATGACTGGATGCCAGTTATTACAGGTAGTGCAGTGTTACCAGATTCAGACCAATCATTATACGGTGATGTTGATGCAATCTTTACTGCTAAATGCCACCACGGTCTAATTCACGTTAGATTGGAAACTTCAGATGGTTTCCCAGAAAACGATGACTTCCGTCAAATTGGTTTATTACGTAATCCAGAACTGACAGGTGGTGGTACACGTGCTCAAGGTTCAGTATATGCAAATGCAGATACCCAAATGGAGACAGACTCAGGTCAGTTAATTTACCTTGAAAATAGACGTGCTATTACACGTGCCGCTGACCAGATTGAAGATTTGAAACTTGTAGTTGAATTCTAAATCTGCTAAATAGATATAAGGTGTTCATATAGAGCACCTTTTAATGATTTATTGATAGGAATAGAATAAAATGAGCTACAATTTCAATACAGCACCATATTACGATGATTACGATGCGAATAATAGATTCTTAAAGATTCTATTTAATCCAGGCAGAGCAGTTCAGGCCCGTGAATTAACGCAAATTCAATCAATTCTTCAAAATCAAGTTGCATCAGGCGCCAATCATATTTGGAAAGATGGGGCCAATGTGTTAGGTGGTGAAGTTTCAATTAACCATAGAGATTGGATACAATTGGCTTCTGCAGATACCTCTTGGTTAAACCGTGTGGTTTATGGAACAACTTCTAATGCTGTTGCTGTAATTGAGCAATTACATTCTGATGAAACACAACCAATTTATTATTTTAGAACTTTATCTGGTACTTTTGCAGATACAGAAGCACTAGCAACATATGACACAGTATGTAATGGTGGACAGGATGAGTTTGGTGGGTGTTTAGATAACTCGTGGTATGACAATTCATTAACTGTATTAAACGGTTCTATTGTTGCTAAAGGTAAAGCACTTGAAGCCAAGATTGGTAATGGTATTTATTGGATTGATGATAACTTTATTCCTGTATTAGCACAAACTATTTTCTTAGATGATAATTCAGCAACACCTACTTGTAAGGTTGGTTTTGATATTGAAGAAACTATTGTTGCTTCTACTACCGATGCAAGTCTTTTAGACCCTGCTTCTGGTTTTTATAATCAGAATGCTCCAGGCGCTGATAGATATCGCATTACATTAAACCTTGTAAAAGAAACAGATTCATTAGAAGCAAATAAATGGGTTTGGTTGATGGATGTTGAAAATGGTGCGATTACTACACAATATGAACGCACTGATTACTCATTACTTGCAAATGAAATTGCTCGTAGAACACACGATGAAAGTGGTAATTATACACTAAATCCATTCCCACTGGAATTAAAAAATAACCTAACAGATGATTCATTATACAATATTAAAGTTGAACCATCAAAAGCATATATTAGTGGTTATGAGCATGAATTATTAGTACCAGTTGAAGTTTCTGCAAATAAATCACGTAGTACAAAAGCAGTAGCAAATGATCACATTACACCAGAATTTGGACCTTATTTTGAAGTAGAAAGTGAAAACGATTTTCATGGTGTATTTGATGTATTACATAAAGAGTATGTTATATTTGTAACCAACTCAGACTATACAACTGCAATGGCTACACCAGATACTATTGGTGTTGCAAAACGTATTACCCATGTAACAATGGTAGGTACAACATTTAGAATTTATTTAGAAAACGATGAAGGTTTAGATGCAATTTCACCTGCTAGATTTATTGTTTCTCAAACAGACCCTTCAGTATATGCAAAATTACATATACCAACAGGTGTTGCAGTACGTAAAGGTGTTAATAAACCGTGGTTATATGAATTGACAGATGTTGTTTCTTCTGTTACTTCTGGTCAGGTAACATTCTCTACCCAAAAGAACTTCACTGCTCAAATGACTGGTAGTCGTATTGACGTACCTGCCGGACCAGTAGGTTTACATTTTGAGCGTATATTATATATCTATAATTCAACGTCTGGTAATATTGTACCAAAAGCAGGTACAACATCAACCTCAACAGTATTTTGGACTGAGGATTTAAGTGGTAATGATTCTGCTCTTATAACTATTGTGAATTCTAGTGGTGTGGAAGTTACAGATCTAAATGGTGATTTCTTACATATTATGTCAGATATGTATCAATCAGATGCAGTATGGAGAAGTATTTCAGAAAATGATACAACTGGTACTTTTACATTATTAAATGAAGTATTAACTATACCACATGGTGTACAAAATATTATATCAGTAATTGCACCTGATACAACTGATGTTACTTCTAGTTTTACCTTTGATGATGGTGTTACAGATACAACATATAAAGATGGTACATTAACTTGGACTGATACAGTTAATGCATCACAGCCAGGTACATACACAGTAACATTTAAGGCACACACTTTTGGTGATATTGCAACTGCAACATATTTTACAGTAAATTCTAGAACAACTGCTGGTATTAATTATTCTAATATTGGTGTGTATCAAGGCGACATTAACCAAAAAGTATATAGACTTTCTGACTGTTTAGATTTTAGAACTTCTGATGAAGATTACTTAACAGGTACATACTTACCATTACCAGAATCTAATATATCTTGCTCATATGAATTTTACTTACCACGTAAAGATAGATTGACTATTGACGATGATGGTATTATTAATATTAAAGAAGGTTTCCCATCTGAAGATCCAATATTACCTACAGAGTTAGATAATGAGATGACTTTATATGAATTATATGTACCACCATATACATATGATGCAAAAAACATTAATGTAACACACGTTAAAAACAAACGATACACAATGCAAGACATTCGTGCTTTGGACGAACGTTTAAATAATTTAGAATATTATACTGCATTAAACTTATTAGAACAAGATACTGCAGCCATGCAGGTAACGGATGAGTTAGGTTTTGAGAGATATAAAAATGGTATTTTAGTTGACCCATTCCACGATCATGGTATTGGTGATATCACAAACGACGAATATTATGTTTCTATTTTCCCAGAAGCAGGTATTTGTACTACCCCATTCACAATGACTGGATTAGATTTTGAATCTGGTACAATGAATGGTATGAAGCAAAACAATTTAACATATACATTAGACTTTAATGTTATTGAGGGTTGGATTTCGCAAAACAATGGTTCACAAGTTATAAACTTAAACCCTTTCGCAAGAAAATCTTGGGTCGGTTTTGTAACAATTTCACCTTCAACAGATACTTGGTTTGAAGAACTATACGTTCCTGATGTTATTGTTCAAAACGAAAATAACAATTCAGTAACACAACAACGAATTGATTATGGCACACAGACACGTTGGAATGCGTGGCAGACAACTTGGAATGGTTGGAGAGATACTGGTGGACGTGAAAACGCATCTGGTTCAGAAGTTATTTCTAGTTCTGGTAATGATTGGCAGTGGTCGACTGGTACTTGGAGTACACGTAGAAGTGGTATTACACGTCAAAGACGTATTTGGAGAGAAATACAAACAAGAGGTGCATCTTGGGATCAAAGACAAGTACAACAAACTAACCAAGTTAGAACTGGTGAAAGAAGTTGGATAATGACTAACGATATTAGGTCTGAAGTTAGTGATCTAGTTATTGATACTTCTGCTATTGAGTGGATGCGTTCAAAAGATATTACGATTGAAGCACATAAACTAAAACCAAACACACAAATGCATTTCAGATTTGATGGTGTTGATGTTGATAATTATGTAGCCCCTAGTGGTGGTGCATATGCAGAACCTGTTGTTACTGACGCATATGGTAAATTAGAAAATGTTAAATTTACAATTCCATCAGAAGGTGGTGTGGATGGTGTTAGGTTTAGAACTGGTTCTAAAGTTTTAGAAGTTATGGATTCGTTTGATTCTAATATGACTACACAAGGTAATGCAGTATTTACATCTGCAGGAACTTTAAAAACAAGAGAGAAAACAATTCTTTCAACATTAGAAAATGTAACAGTTACTGAAAATTTGACACAAAATCAGACTCTATCTGGTGGTACAAGAACAGTTAGACGTGGTGGACAAGTAACCACTACAAGTGAATCACGTACAGTAACAGAGTGGTATGACCCAGTTTCAGAGTCATTCTTAGTTACAGATTCTGATGGTGGTGTATTTGTAGATTCAATTGATTTATACTTCTGGTCAAAAGATGCAGAAGGCACACCAGTACGAGTTGAAATTAGACCTATGGAAAATGGATACCCTACACCTACAGAAATTCCAATGGCATCTGTTATGTTGTATCCTGATGATGTTGTTACATCTAATGACGGTAGTGCAAATACTAGATTCCAATTCGCAGACCCAATTTATTTAATGAATAATACAGAGTATTGTTTTGTTGTTATTTCAGATTCATTAAATTATAACATTTTCATATCAGAATTAGGTGAAGTTGATCTTATTACTGGTGATAGAATTAGTTCACAACCATATCTTGGTTCAATGTTCACTTCACAGAATAATACAACGTGGACACCAGAACAAAATAAAGATATTAAATTTAGAATTAATAAATGTTCATTTGATACTGGTACTGAAGGTACAATACAAATTAATATGAAGGGATTTGAAGGAACTAAAAAAGTTACTTCATTTACACCATCTTTCGCACCAATGACATTACAAGGTACTGATGTTACATTAGAAGCAATTATTAATGGTGATACAAATAACACTATTACTGGTGTGGTTGATAGAGAGGATGTTGTTCTAGAACAACAAGTAACTCTAGATGGCTCACATACTATTGACGCTGGTTACCAATATACACCTATTTCGTATATTGCAAAATACACATCAAGTAATAGTAATATTTCACCAGTTATTAATGCAGAAAGAATGAGTACGGTTGTACAAAATAATGTAATTTCAGATGATGATGTATTATTAAAGAATCAAAAAGGTATTTATGTTTCTAAGTTTGTACAATTAGCAAATCCTGCTGAAGATTTAATTATGTGGTTATCTATTCAAGAAGTACCTAATACTTATGTTAAGGTATTTTACGATACAGGTAAAGTTATTCCACGTTATATTGATATTATACCATATACAAATACAATTACTCATGGCGATTTTGATGTTAATGATTTCGAGGAAGAATATAGTTACATATACCCTGCAGGAACGTTTTCACCAGAAAATATTATCACAAACCAAAATGCACCACAAAATAATTGGAATGGTGTAATTGGTGCCACTGGTAGTGGTTCTACACACGTTTCAACGGCATATGTAGATGGTGATGATGAACCAACCAACTTAACAAGAATGCATTTGGTTGATATGTCTAACATGAAAGGAATTAAACAAGGTTGTTTCATTTCTAGATATGATTTAGATGGTGTAACACATGATATAACATCGTCAGGTGTTGGTACTGATATTTCTAATTATGAAGTGGATGATATTTGGTTTGGTACATGGGATGATGATTTAGATAGAAAGTTCTGGAGAAAGGTTTTATTACCTAATGGTACATTTAGTAAAGAACCAGTTCCTATTTTATATATCGATTCAATTGTTGATGCAGACCATGAAGATTATGGTTCAGGACTTGCCGTTATTGAAGAAGAACCTATCGAGTGGAGAGAAATGAAAGATAGTGGTGTTTCTATTTCTAACAGTACAGTTGTTACTAATATGGAATTTATAGAGCACACATTCAAACCTTTAAAGAAAGTTGTAGATGAGTTCGATTCATTTAGAATAAAAATTGAATTACATACAACCAATCCTTGTTATTTACCTGCAGTACGTGAATTACGTGTACTGGCAATGACATAAAGGAGAATGTAATATGAAAGAATTAAGATACAAAAAAGATCCTAACACTGGTGCAGTTGTGTTTATGGATGCAGATGCATATTCTGCCCGTAAAAAGGTTTTAAGAAATCAAAAAAACACAATTCAGACACAGAAGGATTCTAAAAAAGTTATAAATAGTTTAAGAAATGAAGTTTCTGAACTAAAGAAATTAGTAAGGGATTTATTAGAAAAATAGAGGGTTATTATGGCTACTACTGAAACTGGTTTTACACAAATTCCATATGTTAGAAAAGATGACACGTTTAAAGAGTGGAGAGAGCGTACTAACCTTATGATTCAGCAACAAAATAACTTCGTTAAGATGCAAGAATTTGATATGCTTGGTGTTAATGACACGTGGGTTAGAACTTCAATGCAACTGAATTATTCTGGTGAAACAGAAGAATAATAATTAATATTTAAGGAAAGAACACCAATGGCACATTACACTGGACATACGTTCACACTGACTGAACTTAATACTATTGAGCAACAAAAATCTGATTTTTTAGATTCTTTGAATATTAAATTATCTTCACCTGACCTTTTGGTTAAGGATTTAGCACTTATGTTAAAATCTTTAGAGGTGATGGAAAATTTAGAGCACCTTCAAGAATATAAAGATTTCATTATTAATGTTGCACAAAAATCTGCTGAGTTTGTTAACCCAATTGAATTAATCACTAACGGTGGTTTTGATGTTACATATAACACAACCAACCTAGTTCAAAACTCTTCTTTTGACAATGACGCATTTGAAGTTGAATTAGTTAAGAACTCTGGTTTTGATGTTCCTGTAGACCTTGCACGTCCTTGGGCGAATGGTATTGCATACTTATTTGATATTTTTACTACTGAAGGAACTGAAGTTATTCGTGCATATACTGATGGTCAACAGACTGCAGTTGCATGGTTTGAAACTGTTCTTAAACCAAACACTCAATATAAATTCTCATACGACCTAACAATTAATAATGTAAATTGGGATTTACCTAACGGTGGTTTCAATATGGTTGATATTCCATCTACAGATAAAATGGTGTTTTCTGAGGCAGGTGGTGGTCCAGACCCACAACAAATTGTTATTTCAATTATTGAAGACGAGAATTTAGTTCTTCCGACTTGTAATGGTGAAGTGGTAGAATGGGATAACACTGTTGACTACAACCTTGCACTTGGTGAAATGGAAAATGCCTGTAAAGCAAACGATGCCGTATGGAACTACGACCCTGTCTCATCTTCATTCTATTGTGATGATGATGGTGATGGTTACCCAGGCAATGGTGCAGTTGATCAGGCGGCTTGTTATGCAAATAACGCCGTTTGGGATGAGGGCGAATTAACTAACCCTAATACACAACAACACGACATTGTTCCTTATCACGTAGAAGCACGTGAAGGTGATACACTTATCTTTACTAACCCAGTTGGTAACTATTTGGTACACAACGCAGTATCTGATGATAACATTTCATTCACTTCACCAGATTTAAACCCAGGCGAAACATGGAATTGGGTTGTTGATGGATACCACGACATTTATTACCATTGTACTTTCCACCCTCTTGAAGAAGGTAGAATGACCACAAAAACTAATCATAGATATGTTTACTCTATTGACCACGGATTGAATCCAGGCGATACTGTTAAAATGGCAATTAACTATGGTTCTATGGTTTCGTTACCATCATTATCTAACTCATACTTTATTAACTTATTATTACCTAATACACTTTCAACTACTGGTGGTGCGCCATATACTGCTGTTGAATCATTATACCACGATTTATCTATTGGTAATGTTATTAGTATGCAATCGGGCGAT